CCACCAATTTCAATTGCTGAATTTGATGATGAAGTAGGGTCACCTATAAAAAGTCTATAACCGTTACCACCTACACCATTATTGGTTGCAGATGTGTCATAAACGTAAGCCAACTCTCCTTGATTCAAACCACTAGGAGCAGTAGCGCCTGTAGTTCGTTTTATTTTGATTATTGTTGCCATTTATTCTCTCTCCTGTTAAAATGTGCCTCCGTTTAATATCAAATCACCACCAGTGTCGGTTATTATATCATTTCTACTTGTCCATTTTTTAGTATTATTATCATATTGTAATAATGCACCATCGGCCAAAGATGTCGCATTTACATCTTGTAAACTGTTTAATTTTGTTGTAGAAGCGGGAACGGTTACGGAAACCTGTTTAGGACCCGCTGCTGTCGTTGCGTTAATTTTTGCTGTTATATTTGCCATATACCCTCTTTTTATACAAGATACTTATATTTATATATTTATATAATTAAGAGGATATATGTTGAAATTTATTGAATTAATTTGCTGTTTTTGCGTCAGCAGCTGTTGCTACATTTGACGTAGTTGCGGCACCATTTTCAGATTTAGTGTCGTCTTTTTTTGCAAGTTCTTTTTCAATTTTATCGTCATAATACTTTGTTAAAACGTCAATTTTCTCAACTTCTAACACATGTCTAACTCTACTTGCTTGTAAGTCTTGTCTTACAGCAATAGCATTTAAACAATCTGCCGATAATTCGTTTTGTTTGTACTCTTTACCATTGATAAAGATACTTGGCACCTGAGGTGCAGTTTCAGTTTTTTGTGTATTCAATTCACTACTCATTTTAATTTACTCCTTAACATATATGTTTTTCATTTATTTATGTAGTCACGTTAGGTCGTACGGTTATAATTCCCTCTATGACTCTTGTTACTGTGCTATCTGCTGTGTATGTTATTTCTATATCATAAACATATCTAGCAGGAGCATCTAAAGCCGCAGTTTGAGCTGCAGTTAAAGATAGATTAATAATGCCTGTTGTTCTATCAGCATCTAATGTCGTTGTTATTGTGGTTCTTGTTCTTGTCGAAGTATAACCCAACGCCATTTTAGCTTCTGCTGTAAAACCAGTTAAATCAAATGCATCTCCATTTGCGTCTTTTACTGTTACAGATGAACTAAAAGAAGCACCTTGATCTATCGTTAAATTTGCTACTGCTGCCATAGTACTATTTATACGACTAAATATTATACAACTAAATATTATACAACTAAATGGACCTAAATAATATATAATAGGAGAATTAAATGATTTCACTTAAATTAATGTACAAAAATATTGCTTATCCAGATAAAACTTTTGAAACAGTATCAGAATTTTTTGAAAACGACAATGCTGGTGTAGATGATGTTGAAGCATTAGAATTACATATTGCTAATGATGAAACATATCAGTATTCAAAAGAAGCGACTTTATTAGAAGATATGAAAACTGTTATAATGACCAGAGATTTTGAAACAGAGGAGTTAGCAAATAAATGGCTTGAGGCAAGAGCTAAATTACCCACTATAGACAAAAACTTAAAAGAAGACCGTATGTTTCTTTGATGAAATATTGTAAAAAATATAATTTGTCATGGCCGAAAAGTGAGATTGTCAAGTCTTGTTTAGAGGCAGAATATCATAGAGGCGTTGACCGTCATGGTATACAATGGCCAGTAGATGAAGCAACGGTGCCTACAACTTCATGGAGTGAGGCATTAAGTAATATCACTCAATCTCCAATCAGTAGTATGAAATTTTCCAAAGTACATTATGGTGGTCTACCTGTACATAGAGACCATAGTAAATTATGTTCATTAAACTTTCCTCTTGTAGGTGATTTTAGTAATAGCTCAATAATATTTGTTGATGATTTTAATGAACCTCTTGAAGAATATAGTGGTGAAGAAGTTTACCTAATAAACACTAGACAACTTCACGGTGTTAAAAATAAAACAGATAAAGATAGAATTACACTTACCATAGGATTTGATAGACCATTTGAAACTATCAAAAGAACGCTTGACATTACAGTCAAAAAATGATATAATAAGACTTACTAAATATGAATATTAAATATGAATATTAATTATAAAGGAAAACTAAATGAAAAAATATATAATCGCATGTATGATGTTTTTATTTGCAAATACATCATATGCTGGTAATACTACAGTAGTTAACGCTGGTAGTGACTCTGGTGCTTTTCACCAAATGTTAACAATGATTTCTGAAAAATTAGATAACTCTAATTATATTCAGGCAAACAATCCAGTTGTAGCAGGTACACACTTTGACAAAGGTAATGTACTTACTGTATGGTCAACAGAATGGCCAGGAGATTCATCTCTACCAAAAGTTACTATGGATGAAAATACCATTATTGGTGTTACAGCATACGAAACAATACTTTGTAGTCGTACATATAATTCACTATCAGATATGAATGGTGAAATGCTTAAAATTGCAACATGGGGTAAATCACCTGCTGTTGAAAAATTTTTAAGTGACTTAGCTAAATCAAATAACTTTGATTTTGAAATTGTACCCTATGACGGTAGTGGTGCTACTACTAGAGGTTATCTAGGTAAAGACGCTGATACAATCTTTACAATTCAAACTAAACAGGCTAAAGTAGAAGCTGACGGAAATTGTTTTGCGTTTAGCTCTAAAGGTGATTTAGACTTTGCATTTGTTGATGTTATCGTAACAGTAAATGCTGAAAACGGAACTGTTGAGGAGTTAAGAAATGTCTTAACAGATTTATCAGCTTCTGAAGCATGGCAAACTGCCTTTGCTGGTTCAGCAATTTATGTGTTGAATGAAGACAATGCTACTTCACTTGTAAATAAAGTTGAAGCAGCCGTTACTTTGAATAGTAACTAAAAATATTCAATACAATTTTGTAACTCGGTGTTAACGGACTGATATTTTCTTTGCATTTCAGTTTCGTTAACTCCAGTTATTAAAAAAGAAATTCTCGGCGCCTTTTCAGTAGTAATATGTGTAAACTTTGGTATAGTTTCGCCTGGTCTTAATCTATTATTATTAGTCTTACAAAAATAACTTTTTAAGTGTCTAATATCTTTTACAGATTTTATTTTACCTGGTTTTAATTTAGAAGCAACCCAATATATCTGTTTATTAATATTGTATGGTTTATCATTTAAAATTTTTGATACAATATCACCTTTATGTACATCATCCATTTGTTGTAGACCTTGACCTAATCTTGGATTACAATCTATATACTTTATAGTATTATCCCATTTGTAAAAGTCTGGTCCAGAAAAAAACATATTCTTTAAATTTAAACTTGTAATTAGTTTATTAAAAAAATTATTAGCAGTTTCTATAACATCTTTAGGCACATCTTTTTCATCAAAACTCATCCATTCAGCATTCTTTGTTTCATAAGAATATTCATCAATTTGATTGTAAGCAACCTTACCTCTACACCACATTAAAATTTTAAAATAACCTTTGTCATTTACATAACCATAAGGACCCCACATAATAGCATGTTCTGGTAATTGTTCTTGAGCCATATAATAGTTTTTACGATTATTAAATTCTTTATCTAATTTACCCTTTTTATTATCTTTAAAGAATGATTCATCAGCATGTAGTAAAAATTCTTTTTTATTTTTAAAAGATAGATAATTTAAACCACCTGGTTTTGCACCCGAACCAATAATAGGCTTTATAATAAAAGATGTATTTTCAAACACATCAAGGTCTGTATCTTTAGTAGGAATAAAACTATGAGGCACTATACTTTTTAGACCTAAATCAATACACCAGTTATCCATTTTTGATTTGTCTGATAAAATATCAGCAGCCTTTTCAGATATGTTATTTAATCCCCATAACTTTTCTAGTTTTGCATGTAATGGTAATAAACTTTCTGATACTGTATAAATTCTATCGTAAGGTCCTACAATATTATCAAAGTTTTCAGTAACAACATCTACATCATGGCCATTTTTCTTCAATGCTCTTTCAAGACACGACCATTTGTTTTTAGCTCTTGGATATCCTAATATTAAATGTTTCATTGATATATCACCATCACTCTTATTAAATTGTCCCAAAACAAATCTGTTAAAAAATAACCATATAATATAGGAAAGGTGTCAAATTTTTTCAACATATAACCTATAAAACCAAATAATAGTAAACATACAATTATCCATTCTTTCACTGGATAAATTTTTATACTCATAATACAAATAAATGTTACAATAAAAATAATTATTATATTTTTATGTTTCTTATAAATTTGTGCTAATTGACCTAATATATTAAAACAACCCCAAGATAATACTAAACATATAATTAAGACTATCGGTATAAAATATAGTATATCTGTAAAATAACTTATAGTATCTACACTAAAGGTAAAACCTTTTGTGACAATTAAGTAATAAATTAATACTTCACTACCTACAATCGGTATACCTAATATAATTAGAGGTAGTAATGAACTTAAAACACCACTATTATTTGCTGATTCAGCAGCTGCTATCTTATTTAAATCTTTCTTGACAAAAGTTGCACTTAAATAACTACCTAATATATTTGTTACGCCTGGTATAAGACCACACCAAAAACCTATAAAACTTCCAACACCAGTTGCTGGTATTGTACTTAAATCATAACCAAATTTTTTAATTGTTTTTTGTTTACCTATTTCAACATCTCTAAATTTTAGTAATTCTGGTAAAATGTATAAACAAATCATTACAGCACTAAAAGGAATACCTAGTGTTAAATAATCTATACCAAATGTACCCCATGTTTCAAAAGTTGTATTATTAAAACCTATCTTCGCTAACACACCACCAAATAAAAATAGAGATATGGTTTTCCACATTTTTTGTTTTGACATTAGAGTTAATAGTATTATAGCTACAGATATAATGATTAATTGTAAGGTACTATTATAAAATTGAAATACATTGTATATACTAGGTAAAAATATTAAAAACAATATAATTGCAAATATAGAACCTATTGTACTTGATATAGCATTGTTACTAACAGCTAAATGTCCTTTACCTTTTAAAAATAACTTGTGACCATGTCTAGCAGTTGTTACAGCAGCTGCGTCACCTGGTATACCATACAGAATACCTGTTACTGAATTTGTATAATTTGTTGTAATAAGAATTGAAATGTAAAAGAGCAATATATTAAATGGATCTAAAATTTGTAGTAAAGGATATAATGTTGCAATTGCAAGAAAAGGACCTGCACCAGGTATCAAACCAAAAAACACACCAGTTATTACACCTAGAATACACCATAATATAGACATTATTTTACTTTGCCATATTCCAACATTTTTTGAAATAGGTCTTTATCAAATTTTAAACACATGACTAATAATATTATACCATCTTTAAATGAAAATACACTATGTCTTTTATTACCATTAAAATACCATAGAGTACCTTGATTGCCTTTGATAACTTTGTCATCATATATCCATTTAAAGTCATATTCGTTACACTTTACAAAACCAATAAATCTAACTTCATCATAACTATAGTCTTCTTTATTAATATCAAAATGTTCAGGAAAGAAACTACCTCTGTCCATTCGTAAGAAGTGACAACGACCTAACCATGGTTTCCATGGTTCTAATATTGCTTGTAGTGTTGGACAATTTTTATATACATCTGTAGGTACATTTAAATCGTGATTATGTATTAACTCACCTGTCTGTATTTCCCAATCTCTTAAACTTGTCAAGTCAGGAATGCCATGAAGGCCACCGTCTATACTAGTCACACTCAAACCATAACGATTGTTAGGTTTTTTTGGATTATATTTTTTCCAATCATTCTCGAAAGGTTTTAATTCTTCTAATAGTTTGTCTTTCTTAAAACCTGGATTTAATTCAATCCAATCAGACATTGTATTCAAACGTAATAGTGCTTTATCATCATCATTCATTATACTATCTTTTTAAAAAATAATCGCTGTACCAACCTGTCCAACCTTTTTCTTGTAGATGGTGCATTTGACCTAAAGTACATATACTACCGATTGGTGGTTTTAAATAGATGTAATCTTTTATTGAAGGACAAACTTCATCATAAGTTTCATATTTAATATTTTTATAATACCATTCATCACTACCTCTTGTATATGTATGTAAATAATAATCAGCATTTTTATTAAATTTATTCCATATATAAGATACATCACCTGTCCATGATACAATAGATGAATTTAAAGGAGTGTGAGCAGGTTCTCTCCACCATGTATCATCTAATAATGTAAAGTTTTTTCTAATTAAATCAGGCAACTTATCATGTATTATCATATCTAAATCAAAGTATAGATTTTCACCATCTCTAAATCTATCATACATTTGAAACTTGTTAAACCAATTACCATATAGGTCATCTTCTATAACTTCAAAGCTATCATACTTTAGGCCAGAATATTCGTCTATCATATGTTTTAAGTTATCAACATGCCAATCAGTAAACTTATTACCAAACTTACAACAAATTATTCTCACTTAATCTCTTTCACTTTAACATGTCTTACTCGCATAGTATTAATTTTAATATCTGCCTTTTTCGGTACAACATGCCATTCACCATATGGGTCTTGCATTTGTTCACCACCATGTTTTGTAATATCTACAATTTTAATTTTTCTAAATGGTTTATCGTTTTCATTCTTATCTAATGTTAAATCTGTGGCTAAATTACTACCATTACCAGCACCTAAAGCTATTTCAGTTTGGTCAGATTCCCAACGCTCAACTCCTTTTTTAGGATAACCTATGCCTATACCATATGTTATTTTCTTTTTGCCGGCTTTAACATCATCTAATATTCCTAATTTTTTCTCCCAAAATTTATTACCATTTATATCACCATGACTTTTATTACAACCTGTAGAAAAACCTATTTTAGCTGCAGCTCTCATAACTAATCCCATTGCGATACCTATACTTACATATGCATTTTCCCAACGAGCAGCTACTTCATTACCCTTTAGGGTTCCATCTGCATTACAATTTAATTTTGTGTCAGGTTCTTTTGCAACAAACAAAATATACATGTTAGCATTCATTTGTGAATTTTGCCAAGTTGATGGTGGTGTACGATTATGTGTACAACCCCATGTGTACTTTGATAATTCATCTAATACTTTTCTATCAGCAGTCCAATAAACATCATAGTAAGCTTCATATTGTTTTGAGGGAGAATTTTCGGCAGTCCACAGTAGATAATCAATAACTTCTTTCATCATAGGCTTTGAATGGTCCCAAACTCTTTGACATTTTTGTATCTTTCTTATAATGTCCATTTCTTCATTCCACTCATAAAACATATGTTTAATATCCTCTTCTCTACCGTTTCTTAAAGCGACTAATTCACCCCACTTTTTTTGCCACTCGTCCATTACTTCCAATTACTTCCAATTATCCTTTACAAAAGGTTGATTATGTTCGTGTATTGTTTTACCAGGTCCAGTAAAGTGTAATACTTTTATATATTTATGTGGTTTATCTAATATCATATAGTCTGTGTTACACTTTTTAGAGTATATTTTATTTAACTCTATATTCTCTTTAAGGTCATTTGTATATTTACCTAACCATTCTTTTGGTGTATTTGTTAATTTTATATTATGTTCTTGTACTTTCCAGTCAACATAGTTTTGTTCACCATAATATTTGTAATGTACATCACCTTTATTATAATAATGCATTTGCCAATATTCTGGATTTAAAGAAAAGTCGTCCCATATTTGCTTTAAGCTGCCTGATTTAAACTTATAAAATCCACCTTGTAGTTTTAATGTATCACTCCACCATGGACAATATGATATTAACTCATTCTCTTGTACAGGAAAACTTAAAAGGTCATCAACATTGCCTATAATTACTTGGTCAATATCCATAATAATAATGTCATCACCAGGTTTTTGATATGCAAATTGTGGACTAAAGTATTTTAATTTGTGCCAATGTTTCTTTATATCACTATGATGATTAAACGGTAATACAACATCAGCTTCGACATCTGTATCACTTAAACATACAAACTCAAACGGTATCGTAGAGTTTCTTTTTAAACTTCTATATAATTTACTTACATAATCTGGTGTATAAAAACCATCAAAATATACAGTACATATCTTAAGCATAGTTTCTCCAGACTAAGTCAAAGTCTTTACAAATACAATGTACTAGTTTTGTATCTTTAGGAATAAACTTTTGTTTATCTAAAAAATAATGCCATTTATCATCAAGCCATTGTATTGATACCTTATTGACCTCTCGTTTAAATGAAAAGATTGTTTCATTGTCATATCTGAACATATCAATAATATTTTGAGGATATAGGCCACTAGTGTCGTTTCTTAACTTTGTCATCATGTCAATTGTATCTTTAAATTTACCAAAGAAATCTAATTTTTGTATATCTTCTTTTCTTGCACCAATAATACCTGTATTAATAACATCATTTTTGGTACTTGAACCAACCTCTAAAAGCATTGCCTGACAATTATAATATTTTGCTGATGGACTTCTAATACTATGACTAACATCTACATGTTTAACTACATGGTCATTATTACTATACACACAAATACCTTTTGACAAATCCCACACATTAAAAAATGACTTATCTGTAAATGGTATTACATCAAAATCTAGGTATAAAACCTCATCATACTTCTTAGATAACTCATACAATAAATGTATCTTATAGAAATTTATTATTTCATAACCAGTAAAATCTGGATAATCTTTTAAGAAGTTTTGTTCAAATGTTTTATATTGGTTATCATATTCAAACATTACAAAGTCTGCCTCACAATATTCAGCATATGTAATTTTAGTTTCTATTAACTTATCATAGTGATTTTTAAATGCATTGATTGTTACATTTGCCTTATCTACTGTATCGTGTTTGTTTTTAGAATCGCCAAAGTGTTCTTTAGCTGGTACATCAACATACAGACTATAGATTACTCGTTTCATATCTTACCTATTAATGTAAATCTGGTACCTCTTTCATCTGGTATTTCATCTTCTATCAATACCTTTGCTCTATCAGGTAACTGTTTCTTAAATTCTTCTATATTATTAACACAGTTTGTATGTGTAGGTATATCAAACATTGCATTAGATTGAAACGCAAAGTAAGCTGGCGCCACTCTATCCCACCATGGATTTTTATATGTTGGGGCTGGTCCCCATTCTCTCATAGGTTTCATATGTTCACAACTTGTATTGATAAACAAGTCAGTCGTTTTATATTGGTCTCTAAATTCAAAGACATCACCTGTAATAAAATCAACATCTAAATCTTTAAATAGATTATATTTTGCTCTACTAATAACTTTAGGGTCTTGGTCGATACATGTAATCTTTTTAACCTCATCATAAAATGCTGGTATTAATATACTGCCATACCACGAACCAAATATAACTATTTCAGAATCTTTATTTAAAATATTAAGACTTTTAATATGATTAATTAAATTTAGTTTTGATAAAAATTGATTAGGACTATATGAATCTAATAAGTCTTTATCTTCTCTGACCTCCCTCATAGAAGAAGATATTAAATTTGTTATTATGTTTTGTAATGTTTTTTCGTTTATAGCCATCTTACAATTTCATCAACTTCAGGTTTGTAATCCATTTTATCTTTACCCCAGTCTTTTAATACATCTTTTCTATATTTTTCAGCGTATCCTATACTCACCATCAATATGGGTCTTTGTTTTACTTGATGTAATCCAAGTTTGTGCCAAAGTTTAACATCTCTTTTGAAACATGAATTGTATGACATATCTAAACCTGAATCAAGTAAATAATTTGTCAGATTAGCTGCAAATATACCAACTTCAACAGCAACAGAGTCTATGATATGGTTAATATTCTCCTCATAACCTTGGTCGAAAAAATGACCATCTTTAACTTTTAACTGATAAAAAGGATTTGGTTTTGCTACTCTACTGTGTATTGTTAACAAATATGGATTATATTTTACATGTTCATAAAAAGGATTTTGTTCACCTCTTTGTGTTAAAGTTGCTTGACCTTTTTTTACAGCTCTTTCTTCAGCATGTCTGTGATTTTTAACACACAAACTGTGTATCGCTTCTTTATGAATTTGTTTGTCAGGACCCCATACAAGTACTTCATATGCCATAGCATTATTTTTAGATGGACTTGTTTTCCATGCTTTCCACAAAGCATTCTCAATTATTTTTTTATCAGGTATTTTATCACTATATTTTCTAACATGTTTTCTTTTTGCTTCTAATAATTCAAAATGATTCATTTTTTTATTATCCTTTCTTCTATAACTAACATATCTAATGACGTTCTTTTAAATGTTCTAATTGCCTGCTCTGGTGTTTCAACTATAGGTTCCCGACAATTAAAACTAGTATTTAATAACATAGGTATACCTGTTATTTTGTAAAACTCATTTATAATATTGTAAAACTTTTCATTAAATTGTTTATTGACCGTTTGTATTCTAGCAGTACCATCAACGTGTGTAATGCCAGGCACTTTATCTGATTTAACTTTACATATTCTACTCATGTAAGGACTAGGTAATTTTGTATCAAAATATTCTTTGTAGTGTTCTTCTAATACAGCAGGTGCAAATGGTCTAAAGTCTTCTCTCATCTTTATAGTATGATTAATAATATCTTTGATGTCAGGATTTCGAGGATCAGCTAATATACTTCTATTGCCTAATGCACGATTACCACTTTCTGATTTACCTTGAAACCAACCCACTATTTTACCATCAGCGATTGCCTGAGCAACTTCTTTATAATTTACATCTTCACCTTCATTATATTCATATTCTTTACCAGCAAATATTTCTGATTTGTGTATATTATTGTTTAATACATAATCAGCGTGTTGATATGTGCCAATTGCTTGTCCTTCATCACCAACAGCTGGTGGCACAAATACATTTTCATAATGATTAGTAAATTCTTCGTTCATATAACCATTATATGCAACACCACCTGCAATACACAAGTTATCACAAGATTTTAATGGATATACGTATTCTTTTATTTTATCTATTGTAAATTTTTGTAGTGTGTGTGCTAAATCATCTATATTATCTAATCTGATATGTTTAAATTTTTTCTGCTTCTTTTCTGTAATAGGTCCGTCTAATATTATATCAAATAAGTTGTAGTAATAATCACTATGTTGACCATAACCAACTTTACCCATAAGTTTACTTGCACCTAAGGTTCCAAAACCTGTAAGATTTGACATATGATTCCACAACCAACCTATTGGTAACTTCTCAGATAAGTCTATCATGTTTTCGTCTTTATCAAAGAATACACATCTATACTTTGACCCTATACCATCAATCGCCAGAATATCTGACTTATCAAAACCTGAATTAAGAAATGCATATGTAGCATGTGATTGATGATGGTCTATGTAATAGATATTGTCTTTAAAATAATGGTCCCACAATTTTTTAGGTTCATAATCAAATACATCTTTTGGTAATAAATCTCTACACATTCTAATACCACCATAAGTGTAAGTAAATGCCAGAATATCATCTGTCTTTTTAAAATACTCCTTTACAAACTCGTCATTTAAGCGATAGTCAGCTGGATTTAATATGTCTGATTGATGAGCATATGCCTCAGCATGATAAGGTAGATTATGTTTAAATCTAGTTTCTCGTTCTCTTTGATTGTGCCATACGCCATCATATGTATTATGGTCGTGTAAATTTAAGGCGACAGCAAATATCTTACTCATTTAGTAACCTCGCATACTTGCTCATTGGAAAATGACCCTTAGGTTGCACCCATTCAGTACAGGTTTTGCAATAATTCTCATACTTGAACAATCTAAAGTTCATCATTTTGTCTATGTTCTCCTGCGTTAGGTCAAAGGTTTTAGATAATTCTTTGTTATTAGCAAACTTCTTACTACAATGTACAATATGTCTTTTTTCAAAGTCAATAACTGGTACCATAGGAAAAGAAGCACACATTTTTCTATCTATTTCAGCTGCTTGAATTACATCTGTAAACTCAACTGACCTGCCATTAAATGCTTTCCACATTGTATTCTTGTGGTCTAGTTTTTTAATTACATCTAAATGATTTTCTCTATACTTGTAGAAGTTAGGTGTTCTTACTACAACATTATAATTGTTAAAATCATTCTCAGGCACATAGTCAAAGTTACCTAGTTTTGTTACTTCATTTTCATACCAATCTAGTATATTATGTTCAACATAAAGTATATCTTTATCTTCAAGTATATGTGGATATCTTTTACGAACAAATGAGTTGGATAATACTGAACATACAAAGTTAGGATATTTTTTTATTTCATTTATTACCTCATCTAAGTTTTTAATAAGGCCTGGTTCACCACCTAATAAACATACTCTGATTTTATAGTTTCTTAAATAATGTAATGTTTGTTTTAAAAATTCAATATCAACCGTAAGATTACGCATTTCTAATGTGTAACTGGTACAATAATGACAATTCTTATTACATGACATTGATAAGAAAAAGTCTATTGCTAAATAATTCTGTTGTATTTCTTCTAGTGTTTTCATTAATGTCTTATTATTGTTTCAATGTTATTGTGTTGATTTATTTTTTCTGATTTTGTTTTTTTATATGTTATCACACCTTTACTACAAAATTTATAACATACAGGGGGAGCATCTTTTGGATTATTTCTTAACATATTATAAAAATCTGTCCATTCTTTACTTTTAAAAACGTCTTCAACTTTTTCATTATTTTGTAATTTTAAATGTTCTTTAAATAAACTTTTTACCCAAGGTTGATTTCTATATAATTCATCATCAACCCAACAACAAGGTGTAAAATAACCCATACTTGATAAGGTAAGCTGTTGGTCATTGTAAATACATTTAGGCTTTAGTTCATTTTTATCTTTATCTGGAAAAGTAAGTTCATACTTATAATTTTTAAGTTTGTCATTCATATTTAAAGTCACTTATACCTTTTAAACTTCTTTGTGAATATAATAACTTCATATCTATTTTTAAAAGTTTTGAATATTTTTTACAATCTTCTAAATACTTTTCGTTATAATCAAAAACAATATATTGCCAATACACTTTTAATCCCATTTCTTTACCCAACATCATCATTTCAAATAGAAATTCACCATTCTGATTTTTTCTATACTTATGACTTAAATGAGGAGGTCCATCTATACCAAATGTCCAACTAGCATTTGAATTTGCTAAGAAAGCCTTTTTGTACCAATCTTCTTTTCTACCTGTAGCTGCTGTACAAACTCCTGTATCAATTTCGTTTTCTTTACACATCTTTAACATTTCTATAAAATCTTTATTAAATATCGGGTCAGACAATTGACCGCCAAATGTAATTCCACCTTTAAAAAAATCTAAACATTTTTTAAAATCTTTTAGGGACAAATCAATACCTGGAACATTTTTAGTATTATTTAAATAAAAGTATGTAGTTCTTTTACATTGAGAACATTCTAACGTACATCTAGGATTGTTTTCTATATTAAGTCTTATATTTGCAAAGTTCATGCTATATTATTATAATAAAACTTATTAAAAGCAATCTTTAATTTTGTTTTATTATTAAACTCCACTTCTTCAATATAACTTGGTGATTGATATGACTTTTCTATAATATAATCATATATGTCTTCAGTTTGTTCACCAATTAAACTCTTATCAAATATATTATCGCCTATTACTTTCTTCATAGACTCTACAAAGTTATTATTTTCATGTTCAAGACATATGAGAATTGTATCTACAACTTTATTAACTTCTCTCTTTTCCATATAAGGGTGTATAGGTAGAGTTAATATTGTATCACAAACTGTTTTGGTTATATCTAAACTATCTTTTCTATGATGTATGTTCTTATACATTTTATGTTCAGGTATGGGTGTAGGGTAATGAACACTCGCACCTAGTTTGTCTTTTAATTTATCTCGTATATCTTTGTTTTGCAATCTAATAACATACTTATGATAATTATGGTTTACATTATTACTTACTGGTTGTATTGTTACATAATCTTTTAATTGTTTATCATATAACTTTGCAACCTCTTGCCTGCCTTTAATATACTCATCTAATTTTTTAAGTCTAAAATTTATAACTTCAGCGTTAAATAATAACATCTTTGAATTGTAACCTAACATCTCATGGTCACCATGTTTTCTTAACTTCTTAAATATTTTTGTATCACCATCTGTTAAAATTGCACCGCCACCAGATATGCCTGATATAACTTTATTTGCATTAAAACTAAAGGTACTAATATCACCTATCGAACCAGCTACAACGCCATTATAACTGGACCCTATTGATTGGCAAGCGTCCTCTATAAACTTAATGTTTTTATCTTGACAAAACTTTTTGATTGTGCTAATATCAGACATATTACCAAATAAGTGAGGATAGATAATTGCCTTACT